GAAAAACATTTTCACAATTATATTTCTATTTATTTTGTCTATTTAATTTTTTCTTGTATTTCAGCAGCTTTTGCCGGATTATCTACACCATATCTCTAAATACATGTCTATTTTGTTTGTTCTATTACTGATTTAACTTTATGAACATTATCTACACCATATTTTAATAAACATGTTTTTTTATATTTTTCTACTGACTTTTTTATTAATTCTGAATCATGATTTTTACAAATATTATTGCAATAAATTTTAAATCTTGTATTAAATTCAATTATTTTATTACATGTTTTACATTTTTTTAACTACATATTATGTAAAATTGCATATAAAATATTATTAATTGATAACCATTGTGGTACATTACTTAATAATTTTTTACATTCCTACTAAATATCTGGATATCTCTAAAAAAATATTTTTATTTTATCTTTATATAAAATATATTTAAAAAAATTTTTAATTTTTTGTTCTGACTAAATATTTATAATCATTATAAATTAACCTTCTAATTTTCTTTTAATAATTCATTTAATGTATTTTCAATTGGTTTTTCTTTTTTTACAATATTTGTAGTAGCTTTTGATTTTTGACCTGACAATAATGTATTTACATCTATATTTTCTTGTGAATCATCCCAATCTTCAATTCTTAATGTCTGATAATTTACACTAAATGGAATAATTCTACCAACTTGTCCACCATAACGATTTTTAATTACTTTAATATTAATTTTTCCTTGTGCACGATCACCATCTTTTTGGAAAATTGCAATATATACATCAGCAGTGGCGGGAATTCCTGATGACTCTGCACTATTTTCAATATCAATATCGTCAGTTGCATAACCAGTACCAGCGCCGCCTCTATTACATTGTACTGCAGAAAATACTGGAACACACTTACCACAAATTTCTTTCATTTCTGCACTAAGTGCACGTAATTCTTCTGCAACTGCTTTACCTTTTGTATAAAGATTTTGTGAATCTGTACTATTATTTGGTTTTGTAATATTTAAATAATCTACTACAATTGCATCTGGAATAAAATTACAAGTTTCTTTTAATTTTTTGATATATTGTTTAATATGTGCAGTAGTACAAGTACCAGTAGGAAATGATTTAATACGTAATTTAGATTTTGGGCAACTTAAATGAATTGCTTTAACTCGTTTTGATAAACCGTCTGTTGCATCTTTTAATTCATTAATATCAATATCTGAAAAAATTGCATCAAAACGTTTTGAATAAAGATACTCAGACATTTCAAGAGAAATAACTAAAACATTTTTATTTTGTAAAATTAAATTTCTAGCAATAGCAGTCATAAACATTGATTTACCAAGGCCTGGTTTAGCCATAAATAAAAATAAACACATATCATCAAGTGGGATACCGCCACTTAATACTTCATCTAATTTTGTTAATCCAGTTGGTACAACAATATCTGGCGATAATAATTTTTTAATATGCATATCTAAATTATCAAAATATTCTATACCAATGTCATCATTTAATTCTAATTTAATTACATTTTCAAATACCGGTAAAAATTGTTTAATATCTCCATGTGTTTCAATTGTATTAATATTTTTTACTAATGCAAAATATAATGCACGTTCTTTTAAATGTTTAATAATTGCATCTTGTAAAAACTTTGCATTATATTCATATTCTTTTATTTCAGATATTGCTTTTAACATATCTTTTACTTCTAATGCATATTGAATATATGCTTCATCTTGAAATACTTTTTCAATTAATGAAATTTTTGGTAATTCTTGATATTTTTTCCAATAACTAAAACAAAATTTATGAACTTTTTTATAAGCATCTGATTTATACCATGTCATATCAAAATGTTGTAAAACAAATAAAGAAATATCTGCATTTATTGGAGAAATAACTTGTTTAATAGTTAAATTTTCAATAAAATCATCTGGCAATGATAATAATTCATTTTCATTTAAAACATTTTTTTCTTTTTTTACAACATCTATCATAAATATAATCTCTTTTTATTACTATTTTTTATTTAAAATAATTTTATTTCTATTTATTTAAAAGAAAAACCAATAATTTAAAATTATTGGTTTTAAATAAAATTTTAAATAAATATTTAAATTTTAAATTGAAATATTTATTTCTTTATCTGTATTAATTAAAACTGCATCAAAATTATTTTGTATATCAATATTAATAATATTGTTATCTACTTCATCATTATTTGGAATATAACCAATATTAAGATTATCTGTTACATTTTCAATATCTTTAATATAAATATGTGGGTCGGATATAATATTTGAGTTTATCAAATAATTATTATCATTTTTTTTGTTAAAAATAAAATTGTCATTTTCAAATAAATTTGAATAAATACTAAATGTAGGTTCCATTTTTTATTCCTTTTTGTTAATAATATTTTTTTATAACGGCATAAATACTGTATTAATTTTAACTTGTTTAATAATAATACCATGTTCTTTTGTATTATTAATAAGCCATTCTTTAATTAATAATTCTAATTTATTTTTTGTTTCTGCTTTAAATAAATCTGTTTTTGAATAATTTCCAATATAATCCAAAATATAACTATTTAATGTATATTCTGGAATTATAATAATTGGTGATTTTTTATTTTTTAATACCCAATTTTCATCAAATGTTGAAACAATAAAAAAATTACATTTATAAATTGATCCATCATTTAATTGTAATTCTAATGGAATATTTTTAGTAACATAAATTAAATTATTTTCATTATTTAACTCATCTGGTAATAAATTAATATCATATGATGATGGAAAATTTTTTAATTTATAAATATTTTTACTTAATGAATAACAAAATCCATTTTTCAAAATTAATTTATTATTTATAATTAATTTATTTGTATCTGAAATATAATATATACCATTTATTAAATATATTATACTAAGTAAAATAAATATTAAAAATATAAATATTAAAATTTTTGATAAAATTGTTAATTTAAATTTATTCATTTATATACTCCAGTTAATAATTGTTTAGCAAGTTCTGATACTAATTTTTTATCAACATTTTGTATAGATTTAAACTCTTTCATAATAATTCCAATATTTGGATTATTTGTATTATTAATAATATATTGTATTTTTAAAATAATTTCTTCTTTAGACATTAATTTTGGTAATTCTTGTTCTAATTCAGATAAAAATTTTTTTATTACTAAACTTTCAGTATCTTCTTTTTCTGCTAAATCTAATCTATTTGCATTATGATAAATATCACTTGCTGTAATACGGTCATTTAGCATTTTTTTTAATAATTTATATTGTATTTCAGCAGTAATATCTGTTAAAATATCAACTTGTTTTGTTTTTAATTCTGCTAAAACTTGTCTAGCAGAATTATTTTCCAAATCTGAATTATTAAATATTTTTCGTTTTAATGTAAAAGTTAATTGTTCTGAAACATTAATCATTTTATTTAATACTCCATTTAATGTGTTTTAACTTCTTCCCATTCTAAATGTTGTAATTCAACTTTATCAACATTAACTAATTTTTTTGTAGAAAAACTAACTAATCTAAATTCAGAAACTGCTTCATCACCATCTGGTGTTTTTTGTCCATTTAATAATAATTGTTTCCAAACTTTTTTATAAAGTTTACCATTTTCTAATTTAAATTTAATTCCACCCTCTTCAAAATATCTAACTTCTTGATTATTATTATTTTGAGATATATTAGAATTATTAGATATATTATGTTCTTTTTCTTTTTCTTTTATTTTTTCATTTTTCTTTTTATTGTCAACTTTATTGCTATTTTCCTGTCCTATTGAATTTCCGGCAGCTAACATCGCGTTGAAAAAATCTTTTCCATTTTCGAATTGGTCTGAAGATATATCCGCAATATTTTGTTTAGCATTATTATTATTATTTCCTTTTTTTATACCACTTATATATTTACTATCATATTCTTCAGCTGTTAAAATTTCTACAATGTTTTGTGTTGGAATATCTTGACTTAACAAGCTATAAATTTCATCTTTAGATGATCCATTTAATTCATTAGGATGTTTCCAATCAATATTACCATTTTGATCAGATAAAATTATATAAAAATTTTGCATTTTTATTTATCCTTTTATTATAAATTAAAAACAATTTTCAAAATTATAATATGGAATAGCAGTTAATATACCATTTAAATAAATTTGACTTTCATACTCTGTTTCTTGTAATTTTGGATCAGTAGAAACTAATAATGAATAATATTCATGATTTTCAATTTGATAATCAGGTAATTCTTCTTTTTTTATCATTTTAATATTTGCACCAGAATAATCAACAAGTAAATCGGTTTTCTTTAAAAATTCAATTGGTACAAATGATTTTGTCGTTTTAGAAAATAATCTAATAAATCCGTGGAATAATATATGTTTCATCTGTATGATCATAATATCCAACATGTAATCTCCAATATTTTAATGGTAAACGTGCAATATAACTTGTTGGAGTATTTACAGCATTTTTACAAATTTACTTTGAAATTTTATTAATATATAAATCATAATAATTCCATTCAATTTGTGATCCGTAAACTTTTGGATTTGCCCACATACTCTTAATTGGTTCTGCATTTTCACTATTTAATTGTTTAAATGCTTTCTCAATTGAAGTTGTTAAAAATGGGTCATTTACATTAACAATAGATTTAATTGTTTCTGCTGGTAAATTAATTGTAATCATTGTATTAATTTTCCTTTATTTTTTAATGTTAAACTTTTAATATTATAAAATATGTATATCTGAAAATTTTTGTTTTATAATATCAATTAAAATATTTTTATTATTTGTTATTGATGAATGTGCATATTCATCATTTCCATCACGTAATATATTACAACTTGCATTAATATATGAACAATTTGCAATATTTTTTAATACTTCTTGACTTAAAATATAAACATCATGTGAATCAATATTATCAAATGTTAAAAAAATAATATTTTTCTTATATATATCAAATGTTGTTATATCTGCAAATTTTAAAATATTATTATATTTTAATGAAGATAAATTTATTTTTTGTAATTTTTTAAAAATTGTATCTAAAAATTGATTTAATTTAATTAAATCAATATATATTGAATTATCTAATAATTTATATTTATATGATTTAATTGCTCCTGTATTTCGTTGGGATTGTCTCCAATTTAACATTGGTTTACATGAAGAAAATAAAATATTCTTTTTCCCATATTGCCATGCATGTAATAAATTTTCAATAATAAAAACCGTTAAAATATCTTTTTGTTGTTTAGAAAAATCTAAATAAATTTGTCCTTTATCTGAAAATACTAATTTATGTTCAACAGAATCTAAATAATCAATTAAACTTAAAATTGATAAATCTGCTAGATACATAAAATTAATAAAATTTAAATTTTCCATAAATAATTATTTCTCCGTTTTTGAATATTTTAAAAGTTTATCTATTGCGTATTTAATAATTAATAATGCGTCTGTATCACCATGTATTTTACTAATATTTATTATATAATCAATATTATTTAAATTAAACTCTTTATATTTTTCTAAAAGTTCTATTCCATAAATTTTTGATGCTTTTTTTAAATCTAATAATAAAGTATTTTTACCAAAAAAATAATGTTGCCAATTTTTACTATCAATAATAATATATGGAATATTTAATAATTCTAATACTAATAAAGTAGATTCTAATGCACGAACTGCATTTAAAGAACTTTCAAAACGTTGTGGATTAACCATTGGTCTTTCTAATATTGCTAAAATTTTTATATTAGTATTATATAAAGATTTAGTTTTATTAATAATATTTTCAAACCATTCTTTTAATTTATTAAAATTAATTCTATCAATATATTTAATTTCTTTTTGATAATTTAATGTTTTAAATACTGGGGTTTCATCAAAATAAATTTTATTATATTTTAAATCCCATGCTGAAATTGTTCCAGTAGTACCATTATCAATACCAAAAATTAAATTAATATCTGTAAGAATTTCATTTTGATATTTTAAACGTTCTTCTTTAATAGTTTTTAAAGCAGTCTTCTTTTTTGTAATTGGACGTGTTTTAATATTACTTTTAGAAGTATCTATATTTTTATTATTCATAATTAATTAGTAAATAACATTTTTTTATTTCTATCTTCAATAAGATTATTATAATCTTGAATAATTAAATCCTTTATTTCTACTGGAATATCATTCATTGAAATTAATAATTTATTTCGTTTAAAACCGTCTAAATATATTTTATCTTCTAATAATAATTGTTTTAAAGCAACTTTATCAAATAAATATGTTAAAGCTTTTTTCTTTCCTATACCAGGCTTTACATTTGGAATATTATCTGATGGATCACCAATCAAAATTTTAAATAACAAAAAATCTTGAGCAGTAATTTCTCTGCCTTTAAATTTTGTTAATGTTAATTTTTCAAGGTCTTCTTTTGGCGAACGAATTTTTCCATCAATTGTAACTAATGAAATATTTTCATCGCACAATTGTACCATATCTCTATCTGCAGAAATAATTGTACATTTATTTTTTGTACCAGTAGTTAAATATTTTGATAATACTGCAATAATATCGTCGCCTTCTGCACATCCACATTTTAAACTTATACAATTAAATTCATCACATAATTTAGGAATAATATATTTATATGCATAATTAAAACATTGCCCAATATTATACCTGTCTTTTGATTTATCTTTATTATCACGTTGTAATTTATATTCTGGAAAAATATCTCTACGCCAAATATCTTGTCGAGGACAATCTAATGCAAAAATACACTTACTCTTATCAAAAAATGGAACAACATTATTTATAGTATTTAAAATTGACGACTTTATGCCGGACTTCAAATAAATATACAAATTCTTCATCAATAGTAGGATCAAAATCTGGTCCGTTCTTTACTTTTTGGAATTTCAAGTTGCGCCGCATATTTTTTATATGCACTAAATGAATTAAAATATATCAAATATGATGTATCTATTAAAAAATATCTATTTAACATAATATAAAAATCTTCATATTTATTTTGAATTTTCTATTTCTTTATTATTATTTATAGATGTAGAAATAATATTACTATCAGACTTAGTTGTAGAACCAAAACCACCTTCACCACGTGTACTTTCAATATTAGAATATAATTCTTCAGTTGAATTAAATTCAGTAAATTTATTAATTACTGGCATAAAATGTGGTAAAAACTGAGCAATTTTATCATCAGCATTAATAATAACAGTTGTATTTCCAACATTTGTCATATTAATATGAATTTCACCTTGATATCCGTTATCAATTGTAGCTGCTCCAATATAAAGATTACGTTTAGATGCAATGCCAGACTTATTTTGTCCATCTAAATAAATATTTGGCGGTAATTTTACATGTATACCAGATGGAATTAATAATTTTTCACCTGGTTCTAAATCAATTGAAACAACAACAGTATCTTTAGATTCAAACCAAGAATTCCATTCCGGTGAAATTCTTACACCATTTCCACGATTTAAATTAATATAATAAATTTCATTTGTTGTCTTATCTAATCCAAATTTAATCCAAAGTTCTCTACCATCTTTTATATTTTTAAGTTGAAATGACGGTGAATATTGATTTTTATTAATCGTATATGTATTTAAATAAATACCAATATTTTTTGTAAAATCTGTAATATTTAAATTTGTTGGAACATAAAAATCAATTCCTGCATCATCAGCATGTGCTTTTTCAATTGGTTTTACATTTCTAGTTCTTACAAATTTAATTTCATACTCACCAAAATTAATTTCATTATTAGTTTTTTTCATTTGTTAAATACTCCTTTATAATTTTTATTAAATTTTTTTGTAAATTACAATCTGCTGGTAATCTTAATATAAACATTGATAATAATTCTATACCATCTGATAATGATTTATTTTTACATATATCTAATATAATTTCTTTATTTAAAATTATAAAATCACGTAATGAAAAATTTTTATATTGTAATAATTCATTATCAAATATAGTTTTAATTTTATTTATATAATACTAATTATCCATTTATAACACTATTATTAATTAAATCTGTTGCTTCTTCTTCAGTTAATTTTAAAATAATATTTTCATTATTTGTAATAACATATTCCTTATTATCATTATAAACTGAAAAATAATCATATAAAACAAAATCTCCAACAGATAAACCTAACTCTTCAAAACTTTTATCTGTTCCTAATTCACAAATTTTTGCAATTCCAAAACTATTATTTTTATTAATTGATTGTGGAATTAAAATATCTCCATATTTTTTATCTAATGTTGGTACTAATTTTTTTAATAATACCTTTGTACCAACTACATTAAATTTTTTAAATACTTTTGTAAAATTATCAGTACTATATTCTATATTTTCACTCATTTACTTCAATCCCTAAAATTAAATCTTCTGGCAATATCATATACCATTTTGCATTAATACGAATTTTTGTTTTATTTTCTTTGGTTTTCCAATCAAAAAATACTTTTGATCCAATTGGAATTTCTTTCTTTAAACGTTTAAGTTCTTTTTCTGAAAATCCTGTTCCATATGTAAAAACAATCCCAGTATAATGGATAACATTTTCACTACGTTCGCCTGGTATAATAATACCACCATTTACAACTTCTGATGGTATGTCAGGAAGTTCTAACATAATTGTTTTTCCAATACATTGCATATTTAAAATCCTTTTTAATTATTTCCATTAATTAATTTTTGAATATCAACTAAACCAACAGTATTATTTAAATCATTACTTGAAGATAACATATTAAATGTACTTATACCTGACACATCTGTATTTGTACCATATCTTTCTTTAATTTGTTCAATAATCTCATTAATATTTTTATACTGAGGCTGAATTGTCTTAAAATATGCTTCACGTTCCTTATTAAATTCTTCCATATTAATATAATAACCAGTTTTTCCATCTTTAGGCTCTTTAAATAATAATTCAGAATCATGTAACTCAAATAAACAAAAATTACTTATATATAACTTATGCTGATAAAAATATTCCAACATATCTTGTAAATAAAATAATTTTGTATAAGTTTCATTAAATTTAAATCCACTATCTATAAATTTTTTTACATTTATAATAAAAAATCCATATGCTAACTGTGTAACAATATCAAAAATACCATATTTATCTGTATGTATAATTAAACGTGGATTTACCTTATTTAAACTTCCAGGTAAAATTCTATTAAAATTATTATAATATTGATACATTGCAAATGGTAAATCCATTTTTTCACAAAAATTACAATAAGCTGAACATAATTCATCTGAATTTATTGCTTTATCCATTATATCTTTTTGCATAAAAATATAATATTCAGTTGTTTGATTATTTTTTTCATCGTCTAAAATTTTATTAATATTTTGTGGAATATTAATACTATTCGGATTATCATATACTAAAACTTTAAATCTTTCCATTTTTTTATCCTTTTATAAAATTTTATTTATTATTAATATTTTTTTCTCCATATTCATTAAATAATGAATCATTTTTTAATGCAATTCTATGTAATTCTGAAACAAGCATATCTGCAAATCCATCTTGTTTTAAATGAATTACTAATGCTAATAATAATAATTCTTCTTCTGTAAAATTTTTATTATCAGCTTTATCTGGTGTTAATACAGCTTCAAAAACATAATTTGGATGAATTACTAATGCAACTGTATTACTATCTATTTCTAAAAAACGTTTATTTGCAACAGTTTTTGTTAATGCAGAATTAACAACAATACCGTGTACGTTTATCTTTAAATTGTTTTGTTCCAATATTATTTTGTAAATCAGAAACATCTGAAACAAATAAATTTTTTATTTTATTAAATATTTTCTTAAACATTATTTTTTTTTAACTCATTTTTTATATTTAATATAATTAAATTTCTTAAAAATAAAAACAGTTAAATAATATTTAAATCGAAAAGGAGTGAAAAACGATAATAAGATATTATTTAACTGTATAAAATTATTTACACTTTTTTACTATTAAATTTATCAAAATTTTAATTCAACTGATTTTGGTGGCATAGAATATAAATTAATATATTGTGCTACATTTTTTTCCATCCAATAACCATTCGGTGCTAACTCATTTCCATTATCAATAATATTTTTATTTAATTTGATTAAATCAGCATATTTTTGTTCACTGTTATATTTCCAAAATAAATCAGTAACTATATTTTCTAAATCATTACCATCATTAAATAACATATTTGTATATTTATTATATGTACACATATTTTGTCCTGCCATAGGAATACCTTGTGCACTACATTCAATCCATTTAATATTTGATTTACATTGATTAAATCTATTATCTAATAACGGTGCAATTAATAAATCAATTTTTCTTAACTTTAATTCACGCATATAATTTAATACATCAGATGGGGGTTGAAACTCAATTTGTTTTGTTTGTATATATTTCTCAAGTTGTTTTGGAACACTGCCAACAAATATAAATTGAATATCACCTTTTTGAATATGATGATCAATCCATGGAACAACATGACTAAAATCATCTATACCATTATTTTTATTATGTATATCAAAATGATTTAATGAACATGCAATAGCTACACGAGGCTTATTTCTAGTTGACTTCCATAAATTCATTTGATAATTAAAATCAAAAGCGTCGCCAGCCCACCATCTTGGTAAATAATTTGGAATAATTACAAATTTATCTTTTGGTAAATTATATTTTTCAATATAAATATCTGCTAACTCTTGCGTTGTTACTGTAATTAAATCACATAAACTCATTATTTCTTTAATTGAATCTTGTGTATCTTTTTGTTCATAAAATGGCTTAGCCATATTATAATTTGGAATTTCATCACCAATTAACACATCATCAATTTCATATATTAACCAATATCCAAGCTGAATCGATAATGGCTTTAAAAATTCTCTCATTAATTTTGCTTTATCTTGTCCAAACCAACGTTGTATTCGCACAGCTTTAACACCGTCCTGCTAACTTATAATAATTAACATCAAAAATTGGATCCAATGACTATGTAAACCTAAACATATATGGACATCCCATTGCTGTTCGACACGCAAGTGCTGGGAAAATCATACGATAAAATCCGCATCCCATATCATCTGCACGAAAATTAAAAATATTGACTGGCTGTTGACCTGGCATAATAAATTTCTCCTTTTAAAAATTTTATTACTATAATTATATTAATTATTTATTATTTTTACTATTTAAAATTTATATAAATAAAAATTATTTTTGAATTTTTTTTGTATCAAACACTGATACTAATTTTGTATTAATAATTTGATTATTACTATCAAGCATATATTTAAATGAAATTTGTTTTCCTATAATTAAATCTTTATTTTGATACCAAACTTTTTTTTGATTATCTGAAATGCCAGTTGATATATGAATATCTATATTATTAAAATATACTACTAAATTTTTTATATAAATATCTTCTTTTGTTTCATTATCTTTTGTAATAATCTTTTGAATAGCTGTTTCAACCTTTTTTACTTCTGCAATACCAATATTAAATGGATTATATTCAATTAATTTTATATTAGTTTTATAAGGTGTAAATTTTCTAAAAATTAATCCATCCCATTTGTCAGAATCTAAATATGTTGTTTTTAATAAATTAAAATTTGATTGATTATATGGTGCAGCAAAAATATATGTTATTGTATTAAATTTTTTATTAACAATTGACATAAATTGTTTTAAATTTCTATATCTAATATCATAATTCATACTTTGTTTTATACCTTGAAATTCTTCTAATAAAAGAATATCATAACATATATATTTTGGATATGCAATAGTTGTATTTTTCTTTATAATTTCTGTTTTTATTTTATTCCAATTTTCATATTTATTATCTTCAATAATACATATATTACCATCTAATACAATATCTCTTCCTTTATATAAAGATTGTAAATATGCAATTTTTAATTCATCTTTTATTTTATCTAATGTAAAAAATTCTTTATTTTTATCTGAAACACATGTAATAATAATATCTCCATTATTATATCTAATAAATGTTATAACATGCACACCAGATAATTTTCTTTCAATACAATATTTCTCATTTAATCCATAATTAATTTTATTATCATATTTTTCAATTTCCGGTAAATTAAATATAGGAATAATATTATGAAAAACTTTATTTATTTCATTAATTGACATATTTATTTTTAAATTTCTATCAAAAAAATCTAATAATAAATCTTTATATTCCATATTTTGTGAAATAAATCCATTAATATGTGATATAGCTTTTTTATTACATAATTTTTTTGTATTTAATAAATCGCATAATTCAAATATATCTTTATAAAACTATAATTCATTTAAATTAGAATTTTTTTCTAATTCATTTCTAGTAATAAAATAATTTTTATATGGTGAATAACAATATTCTAAAAATTTTATTAAATCACTATCATTAATATATTGTTTTAATATATTTTCTTTTTCTTCTAGTTTCGAATAATATTTAACAGATTTTATAATTTTATTTATTTTCTATAACATTTAAATATCCACTTAATATTTTATATATAAAAATAATTCAAATCATTATTTTTTAAATATATATTTATTTATTATTTTAATAATTTTTCAGTAAATAATATTAAATAATTTTAATAAAAAATTTTAAATGAAACTTAGATCATATAATGAAGAATTACTAATTGCTGCAGCATTAATGACAGATTTATTTAATGATGTTGTAATTGAACGTAGAAAACACGGATTATAGCGTGATTATTCTAAAGCAATTAAAGTTTAGGATATTTTACAAAAAAATATTGAGGTACCATGTGTAATTGGTGATAGGTCAGCTGTTTTAAAATCTTTATAGAATCATGAAGGTGCTATAAAATTGCCTTTATTTATTTTATAGTCATCTAATATTAAAGTGGACTAGTCAAGAATTGCTGATTTACATTATGATATGTTATATCAACCAGATGAATCTTGTCAAAAATTATCAAAAGATAATCCGCATTATAAGCCATATGATCTTAGAAAACGCCGTCCTGTTCCTATTACTATTTAGTATAAATTAACAATGGTAACAAAATATAAATAGGATTTAGATCAAATGATAACAAACTGGATTGTTCATTTTAGACCAGACGTATATGTAAAATGGTATCATCCAAAATATAGAGGAAAAGGATATACAATAGAATCACAAGTTATTGGTGGACAGTCAGTTAGTTATAAACCACCAGATAGTTCAAGTAATAAAGTATACCAATATACTGGAGATACTACATTTACATTTAAAACTTGGCTATTTACTGGTTTAGATTATGAAATGGACCAGCCAGATGACAAACATATTGGAATTATTAAATATTTTAATTGGTTTCCAACTGATTTAAATACCACAGGAGTTGAAGGAACTGAAGGATATCCAACTATTGGATAGATTGGAAGTACCCCAGCTGGATTTTTTGCAGTACCAAATAACTTAGAATTTTAGGCACCAGAAACAGCAACATCTACTGAAATTAAATCTGGAAAATATTATATTAATAATATTACTGGTTCACCTAAAGATGTATTTCCGAATGGTCCTATTATAAAAATACAAAATGTTGACGCTGACATATTTACAAAAGACACATGGGAATCATTACCAAAATGGAATATATATCAAGATTATTGTACATGTGATTTTATTTCTAATTAGCGTTTTGGTATGAAATTTGTATATTTTTAGGGTGGTTATCCAGTTACTGCTTGGATTAATGAAAATGGTACATAGCCATCTGGAGATTTCTTATTCCAACATTTTTGTTCAACAACATATAAATCTATTCGTCCATAGATAGGATATTTTAATCCAGAATAGGATGCAATGTTTGGAGCATGCTATACAGAATCTTTAAAAGTTAATTTTAATTATGATTTTAATACAAAAACATTATGTTTATCTGGCGGAACAACAAATGATAGATATAATTGTACAATGTATTCTAAAATATCTACATTATCTGGAATATAGCAAGGCATAACAATTTCAAATAAACCAATACATAATAATTCTATAAAATTTAATTGTATAAGGAAATTTAATACTAATTATGAAAAAATAAATAAATACTTTGATTATACAGAAAATATTGAAATTTTAAATGCTATAACTACATAGAAACAAGGCTGGAAAAATAATAAATCTCCAATAACATTTATTTTATAGTAGTCAACATAGAAAAAGAAAATAATAAATTTAAAAAATTTTATAAAAAAATATTGGGATGATTTAGAAATATACCCATGTGATATAAATGGTAAAAAAATTGAATCAAATATAAATGAACAATATAAATTCTATAAATTAACATGTGATAATTCAACATTTAATACAGAATTATCTGCATATACTAATAATACAAAAATTAATAAATTTAATTCTTAGTTAAATACTTTAGAAATAGATACAACAAGTATTGATATTTTATTATGTAGACAATAGTTAATTTATAATGATAAAGAATATACTCTTATTATAAATAAACAATTATATTTTGTTTTATCAGATGATGATATATATGACTGGGGAATAATTGTAATTCCACGTTTTGCATATCAATGCGCACCAATATTTAAATCAACTATTAAAAATGGATAGCTAATATATGGTATTGGTATAAATGGTAATATTTCACCGATAATTAATAAAAATAATATTTAATAAAAAAGTCAGGTAAAACCTGACTTTTTTAATTTTATAGTTAAAATTAAATAATTTTAAAAATCATATTCCATATTTTCATTATATTTAATTAATGCATACTAAATAAAATACTACTACTAAGGTGACTAATTAAATCTAAATGTATCAGATAAATCCGCTGAATGCTATTGTAAATATTGAGTAACTTTTTCTATTCCTAATAATTTACCTTCTTCAAGAAACTAATTATATTTTTCTTTATTAAATGGAATTGATTCAAATTTCTACGCAAATTTTTGACTATCTGTTAACTAATTATCTATAGGATTTAATGAATTATTTTTATTACTGCCCTACGTACCTGAACTTAATGTAATTGTTGCCTATCCGGCCGTTTGCTTTAATATTATCTGCCATCATTTCAGCAGACGTATCACTGTCTACTCTATAAACAACACCAGTAGTATTTCCGTCAGACTTAACTTCTACAGTTGCTTTACGCTACTGCGGAATTTTTCTTTTATCTAACTATGCTTGATTTAACATAGTATCTGGTTTACAATTTGCTAAATTAATATTCATCTATGAAATTATGCTATTAAATAATTTATTAAATTTTGACATATTTTTACCTATATATTTTTTTATATAATATTATAATTATTTATTATTTTTTTTTAAATTTATAACAAATATCTTGGTCAATTTCTGCATATTCATCAAGTGCTTCATTTAATTGTAAATTAAAATATTCACAAAAATCACCATTACAATATATACAATTTTTAAATATTAAAATAATTATTTTTTTTTTAAATTTTAATATAATTTTCCATGTTCAGCTAAATATTCTTGAACCTAAATAGGCAGCTATATACCTTTATTTTGACAATCATAATAAAATGTTGTTATAATATCATCACGTTTTTCTGGATATGGAAAATTTTTATTCATTAATATATTATTCCATAATGATTCAAAACTTAATGTATCTTGAATAGTATATAAACCAGTACCAAATAACATATTTAAAATAGCTTGTAAATCTCTACCTAAAAATTTTCTTGGTAAAACATCTTTTTGTTCTTTATTTGCAAGCTAACCCTTTTTATTTAGCCAAGACTTTGTTACAGTATAAAAACCATCATCATTCATTAATAAATGTTCAAATGTTTTTGCTGGATATTGTCTACCATCTGGTGCAATAAAATTATTTTCTGATGTAATATTTTCAGAAGCCTTTAATGAACATGATTTAATAATTGTTCGTAAAAATATTGCTCTATAAACACCTTTATAGTTAGATTCTTGCTATGATGGTGAATATTTCTATATTTTTGTATACTATAAATCAATAGAATCAAAAAAATCAACCTGAACTAAACTACCATCATTTTGGGAACCTTGAATAGGACATGCAAAATGTATATTTTTTCCAACTTTTCTAGCATTAAACCCAAATTCAATTAATTTATTATATATATAATTTTTAACTTCTTGTAAAGAATTCATGTTCCAGGCTTCTTGTAATATATCCATTCTAATTGCAATATCAATATCGCCTGACTATGACTTTTTTCCAACTGATCCTAGCTCAGCTGTCCATAATGATTTATCTATATTAAGTTTATTAAAAATATTAATATTAATAAAATCTAAAGTTGGTTTTATATTTTCTAATTTAATTTTTGAAATTTTATTAGATAGACCACTACCATTATTTTGTAAAAAATTTATCATGGCGGCCCCGCCTTCTTTAGCTAATGATTTCATAACTTGCTAAAATAATATATTAAATTTGCTATTCATATTACTATTCTCTTATAATATCTTCAATATTATTTAAATTTATAATTTTATTTAAAATTTTTGTTGCCATACTAACTTGTGTATTTTTTACACTTGACGGTATATTAGCATTTTTTATTTGATTAATTAATGCTATTTCTTTTTGAATATATTCTGACTTAATTTCAGTTAAAATATTTTGTGCTACCTATTTATTAATTATTGGCCAATCTCTTTTAATTGCTCGTATTTGTGATTTTCCAAAAATTTTTGTTAAAAATTCTGTATAAATTAGCTTAACTTGATTAAATAATTCCCAATATTTATATTTCATATCTTTATAACCATTTGAAAAAATACCATATTGATTTCCAGAACTATTAATTTTTAAAACAATCCCCTAAATTAAATCACCTTCTGCAGAAAATGCTCCTTGTGAATTATCAATAATTTGTGATAATTGTGCACAAACATTTGCTTGAATTTTTGAAATTTCTTCTAAAATTGCTGCATCTTCAATTTTACTAAATCTTGGTTTATTAAATTCTGGTTTATTAACTAATTGTAATAATTTATCTATATTTAATGTAAAATTAACATTTTTATTTAATAAAATATCTTTACTTAAATAAAATGAAAATTCATCATTATTCATATCTTGAATCATCTATATAATAGTTTGTTCTTCTTCCTATGTAAATTTTGATAATGTATTAGTTATAGTATTTATTTTCATAATCTAAAAAACAACAATTCCACCATACTACCCAAATTTATTAGTTAAATAAGATGCACCAACTGGTGTAACCTTACCATTCTACTACATACCATTAATCCATATAAGCTAACCTTTAATTTTAAAATCACCAAATTGCTATGCAATATCTCTGAAAATTAATCTATATGTCTAATATAAAAATTTACCTGCTTCTGGATATGGTAAATTTTCCCATGATGTAATACCTGAATATGATGATTCAAATTGCATATCGTTATTAATCCATGATAATCCAATTGCACAACCGGTCTATTTTCTATGTAATTCTTACATCATTTAAATCTACTTTACCATCTTTAACATATGGTAAAAACTATTTTAAAAAAGCAATAAATTCATGTGGATTCATTGCGTCAACTTTTTGAATCGATTTTCTAGTAGAATTTATATCCTACATAACTAAATTATATAATTTTAAAAATTTTGAATTAAACATCTAATAATTCCTTTATTATTTCTATATCAGTGTTAGTTAATTTATCTGGAAAATATTCTTTTGTTAAATTATTAATATTATTTCTTAAATCTGTTGCAGAAATCATTGTTTGAACATCTATTGGAATATATGTAACTATATTTGTTTTATTTTCCATATTTTTATTAATATCTGAAATAATACGTTCCCATTTTTTATCATCTCCACCTTTTGTTGATGTAATAATTACAACTTGACAATTAAAACAATTATCATTAATAATATGCATTGCACCTTGAATTGGTGAAGCAGAACTAGAAACATGCGCAGATACTTTGTTTTGTAATCCATATCTATTAATATATAAATCAAATATTTGTTTACTTATTTCAGGTGTAATTTCTGTATTATTTGATGTTCTACGAATAGATGAAAATAATATTGTTTGTATTTTATTTAAATATTTTGTAATCATAGTATTTAATTTAATGTCTGTTTTTTCAATATTTAAAACTTGCTACAAAATATTTTTTAAATCATTTAAATTTGGCAACTTAATATTAGTATCAATTAAATGAATTAAATTATATATTTCTGTATTTGAAAAATTTAAATCAATATAATTTTGAATTTTTATAAAATCTTTTAAATTTGTTAATGATATCTACCTATTTGAAATAGCTTGCTATGATATATTAGATATTAATATAATTACTTTATCAAAATTATTTGCTAATAAAGTATTACAAACCAGCTACCAATGTCCTTTATGAGGCGGTTTAAATGATCCAACAATTAATGCTATTTTTTGATTTTTATATAATTCAGTCTACTCTAATACTAAATTATATAAGCTTAAAAATTTATTTTTCATATTTTATATCTTCTTATAAAAACTATTTTATTATTATTTATTAAATATTTTTGATATTATTAACTAAATAAAAAATATAAATTTATTTTAATTCATCACGTATTTCCATTAAAATTTTTGCATATAAATCTTTATGTTCTTTATCTTTACATTTATCACAAGTACAATAACCCCAAATATTATTATGATGTTTTCCCATATTTTGAAGTATTTTCCCAGATGTTTCTAATAATTCCTTTTTTATATTTTTATTATATTCATATGTAAATTTTGCTCTAATAATATTTTTAAATAAATCATAATCTTCTTTAGTATCATCAATATGAATATTATAACTATCCGCCAGTTTTTCAATAAATGCTGGTGCTTTTTCTGCATTTAAAGAATTAACATTTTTATATAATTTTTTATGTTCACTATCCTTTTCACAAAAAAATGCCTCAATAATAGAATTATAATATTCATTATTATAATTAAATCCATTAATATGATATGGATTTAAAAATTCATATCCATTATGAAACCATGTAATTCTTGGTTTATATTCAGTTTTATTTACTTCTTCATCAAAATGTTTAATTTCTTTATCATAACTATCTTTTGCGCATTTTTTACAAATTCTACTAATCCACCCACCTTTAGTGGTTACTAAATTTTGACCATGTTCACCGTCTGCGCCGCACCACTCACAAACATCCCAACATTTATCTTCACATTGTTTAATCAAAGCATTTGAAATATTATATAACATGTCTATAATTTTTTTGTGATCTTCTGAAGCATCTTTACTATTATAATATTCATCATCAATAATAGAAAAATAAAAACGAAGTTCAGCCCATTTAGATTTTACTTGATTTGCTTGAATACTAATTTTATATTTTGGATAATAAATATTATTTAATTCTTCAAGATATGAACAACATTTATTTAAAGAATTATACCAACCTAGCCCAGCTTCAATTCCCCAACACATACATGTTTCAGTTTTATCTGTAAATCTTTGTTTAAAAAGAATTGGATATTGTTTCATCATTTCTTCATAATCTTCCATAATTATTATCCTTTATTTTTAAAAATATTTTTCTTTAATATCTTAATTAAATTCTATTTAAATAAAATAATTTAAATTTCAAAATTTGAATCTCTATTTTCAAGAATTAATTTAATATTATAAAGATTAGCTAGAGTGAACTAACCACAGTCTGAAGACTGGAATCTATCTTGCAAATTTTCATGTATAATTATTTGCGTCAACACAAACATTAAATTTTCTTTCACTCCAATGATTTTCTTTACAAATTTCATGATTAAAATTATAATTAAAAAATTTTTCATAACTTCTAGCAATAATATTTCCATTTTTATTATTTAAAAATAATCCACGAGCAAATTTAGAAGCTTTATTTCAATTTCCTGAAAAAAAAAACTTTCCTATTAAAATTAAATGAAGAAATATCCCCAAATTGCTTTTAATTAATATATTGATTATTATTTCTTAATTTTTCTAATAAATTCATTTTAAGTTTCTCCTTTTTAATAATATAACTAAAAAAAGAAAAAATTAAGTAAAATATTAAAACTTATTTTTCTAATTGTTGCAAAAGATGTGATTGAATATATCCTAAATTTGACTGATAGCAATTCATTAAAACAAACATGGTAAATGGTATTAAATTTTGATTTGTATTTTTAATACATTTAAATAATTCAGTTGTTGACATTCGTTGAATATAAATTTCATTTACTTCATTATTACAATCATATTGTGTTAATTTTTTAAAATATGGTTTAATTTGATTAATTTTTATAAAATCATTAAATATCAATTGATCAATAAATTCATTAACATAAGTTGAAAATTCATTTTCATTAATAATTTTCTTTAAATAAATTGCTAATAATTGTTTATTAGGATAAATTAATTCAATATTTTCTGGTAAATAAATTTTATTTAAATCAACTTCAATTTTATTAATATCATCTCCGGTTTCTTTTTGATAATAATGAATAAATTCATGTTTAAAATCATCTAATAATGAAGTAAAACTGTCAATAAATATGCATGAAAAATTTTTTATTTCTTTAAAAGAAATAAATAAACTTTTTGTATTATTTTTAAATTTATTTAATAATGATTCTTCTCTAAGTTTATAAACATAATCTGTTAATTTAATTTCAGATTTATCATAAATAAATTTTAGACATCTTTTAATTGATAATTCATCAGTTAATGGAACTGAAAAAACAACTAAATTTCTAGTACCTTTTACTAATAAATTATTCCTGATTTCCCATGCTGGTGGTAAATAATCACAAATTGTTTTTACAGAAAAAATTCTTACATATTGAGTTTGCATTACTTCATTAAATATTAAATTGATTAAAAATAGTTAAGAACTGTTAAGTAACTAGTTGAAATTTTAATGAATTTAACTGAAAGACTTTATTTTGAGATAAAGGAAGTCTGTATTTACATTTAGATTTCTTTAATAATTTATACAAGTCGAATAAAGACTACCAGTAAAGGCTTTCAACACGTAATTCTTCCAATGATTGAAGTATTGAA